GACGGTGATTTAGACTCCACAGATGTCACGGGATGCTCCCCTAGCTTTGGAAGAATCTCGTTAATGGCAGTTAGCAGCAGCATAATTATTCCTCAAGCCAAAAATAAGGGAAGCCGATTGGCCTCCCTTATTAGTTCACCGGATGGTTAGTCCGAGTTGATGATCGCGCAGGCGTCCGGGCGGCGCTGGCCGACGGTGTACATGGTGTACGAGTCCAGCATGTTGCTGAAGTCTTGCGGCATAGGGACCACACGTACAGTCATAGGCATAGCCTCAACCGTTACCAGAGCACGCTTAGGATCGAATACGATCATACATGCCTTGGCTTCTGCAGCCGACACGTTGAATGCCGAGCCGAGGAAGTGGTTGGAGATAGCTGCACCGGGGAAGCGTGGAGTTTCGATCAGCACAGTGCCGTTCAACTGCGCAACACGGCGACCAGCGTAGTTACCGTTGGTGCCGGAGAAGTCCACGTTCATCAGCTTCTTGTTGTCCAGCAACAGGGAGAATGTATCAACATCCACCAGAGTAACCATGCTGCCCAGCTCACCGCCCAGATCGCGCTTAACCAGATCGGCAATCGCGTCTTTGTGTGTGCTTACCAGAATATCAGCCTTAACTTCGGCTGCTGTCAGCACGGATGTACCTACTGCGGCATTCAGACCAGTGGTGGTCTTCTTGATGCCCGGATAGAACGAACTTGCCAGATGTGCTGGCGGTGTGAATGCAGAGCACTTAATCAACTGGATGATGTGCGCTTGATCGAATGCCTTAGCATGTGCTGTGGCGTGTTCTGCACTGTATTCCGCTGACAGATCAGGAGAGGTCCAGTCGTCCTGTTCATCAGATGTGGTACGCACCAGCGAGGTGGTATCCACAGTGATAACCAGTTTGTCGTTAGCGATACGCTGTGTGGTAGGTGCTTCACCAGACTTACGACCAGTCACGGATACACCGCCGATACGATCACCGCGCCATGTATTCGATTGATGTGCGACGGACTTGAATGTAGTCAGGCCAGCGCTTCGGAACAGGGATTCAACACGGAAGGAACCATCGACCATACCTTCGTATGCTTCGATGTGGATGTCCACGTCTGCGTTGGCACCTGCATACCATGCACGGCTATTACTTGCTGCCCAAGGAGTTGCTGCCATATTGTGTTACCTTTCAGATTAAATGTTTTGTTGCTTACCTGCGTAGCGCAGTGCTGTCAGGCGTTCATACTCTGCCTCGAATGTCGGAGAGTTCCGGTGCTTGGCAATGAGTTCACCTACCTGCTGCTTGTACTGTGCCGCAGACAGGCCGACTTCAGCCGAACTTGCATTAACCACACCATTAACAGGCGCACCCGTGATGTTTGCGATCAGGCCCGATGTTTTCACATAGTCCACGACCATTGTGGCGGCGTTCTTGATCTGGTCGCCGGAACCAGTATTGAGTGCTGCTGCTACAAGTGCTTTCATTGCTGCGGGTGCCTTTTCGTTAAACAGTGCCACAGCGCTATCCCATTGCTGCTGACCGCCTGCGAGACTGTAGATGGAGTTTACTGTAGATGTTGCCTCTGCAGCCGTATGCTCCACAAGCCCACGGGCCAGTGTCAGTACACGTTCAGCATCTGCCCCTGCAGTTTCTCGGATGTATGCCTCGTCAATAAGACGGGCATCATATCCGTGACCCAGAGCCTTACCGATTGCACGGTTAAGGTCAAGGCCGGGTGCAGCAGCTACCAGAATCTCTGCCATTGCTACACCTTTAGGATCAGCACTGGTTCCCGGCACAGTAGTTGTGACCGGGGCCGTATTTGCCGCTGGTGCAGGTTGTGCTTTCTGGGACTGTGCTGCCTTCCACGCTTGATACTCTGCGTAGTCTTGTGGCAACTGCGCTTGCTGTGCAGCGGGTTGCGTTTGTGCTGGTTGCTGTACTGCAGGTTGGTTCTGAGGCAGTGCACCAGAGCCTGTGCCTTGGATCACTTTACCAGCACCCTCTGGTACTGGTGGAATGCCGCCGCTTGCAGGTACATTGATAGTTTCGCTCATATTACTGTCCTAATGTTTGGAGTTGATCTTGTTGCGCTGCCATTGCCTGCGCCTGCGCTATGTTCTGCTGCCCTTGCAGTTGCTGCTGCTGAGCCTGTGCTTCCTGTTGTAGCTGCTCATCTGATTTCTGCAGGGATTTGAAGTCCACACTGCGTGCCATCATAATGAGGTCAACCACTTTCGATACATCCACCCGCTTATCCATCTGCTGAAGTACAGGGACAATAGCTGCTATCTCTTGCGAAGCAGCTACCAGATTCTGCACATCTGCGGATCGTCCGAGCGACTGCAAGCCAGAAATAATCTTCGGCTTGAGGTGTCCGGCAATCATACCGTCACGGATATTAGGCCCTACCTCAGAGAACAGCACCCTTGCCAACGGCAATTGCAGCGCCGCAGATAGCGCACTGTATGCGCCACCCAGAGACTGCTCTGCTTCCTGTGCATCAAGCCGCAGTTCATACTCAGTAACGCGTTCGGCGTTACGGGTATTCCCTTTGTACATAAATGCTTTGGCGAGGTTCTGTGCTGTGCTTGTGATCTGGCCCTCTACCTCCTGAAGCTTGACACTTGCGCCCTGCATATACGGGGCAATCTGTCCCGGTACTCCTTGGACGTACGCCCCAGACTTAGCAGAGTTCAACTCTTCCAGATCAGCCATAGCGCCCGGAGCCACAAGGTTCAGCACCTTCATCAGCTCGATTGCGTACAGCGTGGATGATTCTGCCAGACTGGACAGCTTAGCGAAACCTGCTGCGTAGTCCTCAACCAATCCCCTGCCGTAGTGCTCACCGCACACTAGGTTCCATGTTGGGGCCATCCACGGGCTTGTGTCAACTGGATAACGTGCTTCGTAATCTACCTGCACATCGTCGAGTTGCTGCGTTTCGATGTGCATGGCGTTTTTGGAAATTCCTTCCTCTACCACGGGTAGCATCAAAACCACACGGGTATATCGCCACACAACATCGTCCGGGCGGTACTTCGTGTACTTCGCGTTTTTCGCCACAAGTTTCATCTTGTACTTTTGCGGAATTGATCCGTAGGACATCGCCTCTTTCAGAATCATTTCGATCAGAGTACCGTCCGGTCCACGCAGCGTAACATAGTTTGTCGGAGGGTACACTCGCAGCGTCATATTCTGCGAATCTCGGTACACCAGCGCGTTACCCGTTATCAGCAGCAGCTTAAGTGCATTGTTGATCTGGGAGTACGCCGCATTCACGTACAGTGCGCTGGACGCAGATACTTCAGCCATAGCAAGTGCGCTCTGCAACTCTGCTGCACTTACACCCGACTTCTCAGAGTGCATCTGCATTTCCTTAGACGGCTCTGCTTTGAAGAACGCTCTGCCCGGAGGGAACAGTAATCCAGCCAGTTTACTTGCAAGGTTATTCACCAGCAGTGCACCGAACTCTTGAAAGTCCCGGATAATGTTTTCCTCAGTGGCCTTATGACCTTCCGGCACTACCAGCGATGGTAGAGTCCAATACGCATATTTCTCCCAGCGTTTAACCAGAGAACCCTTACGGAGAGACAAGAACCTGCCTCTGTAAGTACCTTGAATGTTATCGTTCATACGCG